GATTAAAAAAATCTTTAATAGATTCATTAACGGAAGAAAATTGGGGAAAACATTTCTTTAATTGGGGAAAAACAAATGAAAATAAAATAGATGAAAGTGCATCAAATGAACCTTATTTATCTTTACAATTTATATTAGAAATTTTGGTAAATAATGCAATATATGAAGGTGGTAATTCTCCAGAATTTAAATTTAAAGTTCCTGAATTTAAAGTTGGTAGTTCAAATAAAAAAATTATACCAATAACTGTTCATGAAAAAATGATATCAAATAGTGAAGTTGTAATATATCCACATGAAAATTTACCAAATTTTGTAATAGATACCAACACAAATGAAATAAAAATATCAAACAACTCAGTTGTGGATGGTAAAATAAATGGGTTATCTATTATGGAAAACGATAAAATATTTTATGATTTGGGTGAAGGTGATGTTTTAGTCGAACCAAAAGTTGGATTTAAAATAGGTAATGCTTTAAATATATTTGTAAGATATAGAGAAATTGGTGAAGCTTGGGAAAAAAATTATACTGTACAAGATTTTTTAATCGATATATTAAATAGAATAAATGAAAATAGTTATGAATTATTTAGACTTAGAATTGGAAATCTAAGAGAAGATAGTGAAGCAACTGTTTTGGATATTTTATTGACAAATACAAGTGACAAATTAAAAAACCAAAAAGATGATATACGAAAAGAATATAGATTTAAACCAACAACTATAAATTCAAATGTTAGAGATTTTAAATTTAATTTTGAATTGAGTGACCAACTTGCAGCCGCAACAATATTTAATTCTAGTAAATTTTTAGCAGCTAAAAAATATGCAAAAGAATTCGAAAAAAATAAAGGAATTGAAGATGGTTTAAGTTTACCTAAAGGAGTTTATCAAAGTATAGATTATTCATCATTTTCGACTGCAGATGGTTACTATTCTATAAATCAAATTGAGTTTGAACAACTTTTAAAAGTAGAATCAAATTTGTCCGAAGAGGATAAAAAAATAAAAGAAGAGGCTGATAAAATATCTGAAGATGCAAAAAAATCATATAATAGTAAAACCAAAAAATTTAAAATAAAAAAGGGTGATGTTAAAACATTGATATTTACAGATAAAGCTTTTATTGTGGATACATTTAAATTAAATGATGTAAAGGTTAGAAGTCAATTTGAATTATTGACACCAATAAAAGTAAATGTAACAATAGATGGAATGAGTGGATTTACATGTGGAGAAACATTTAAGGTAGACGGAATACCGGAGCAATATAATAAATTGGGTAGTTTTCAAATTACAAACACAAAACATGTAATTAATAGTGAACAAGGTTGGACTACCGAAATCGAAGGTGAATACCGATATGGTATATAAAATATAAAATATGTATAAAGACTTAATTAAAAATACAAAAGATTTTAATTTACAAATACCATCTACAATAGTTCCATCACCATCCGAATTGGACTATGATAATGGATTTATAAGAAGATATTTTATTCAAAAAATAAATGATGAAAATGGTTTTATTTTTGAAATATCCAAAGAAGTATATGATGTATACTTGGAAAACCATTTTTGGAAGGCAATAGATTTAAAATGGAGAATAAAAGGCCCAAAAACACCAATCTATAAATTAGATGGTAGTTTTGAAGATATGGGTGTTGAGATGTCAAATAGAGCATCAATTTCAATTGCATCTTCAAAATTGAAAAATATAGGATTATATTTACCAAATCTATTACAATTTTACAAAGGATAAATTTGGTATTATAAATAATTTTTAGTATATTTAATTATAAACAAAATAAAGTTATGTCAAAATTTAAACATCTTACCGCCGAAGAAATTCAACAAATGACATTTGATTGGAGATATAAAGGTTGGACAGTATTAGAATTACTTACCGAAACGGAAGTTGATGAGATTAATGAAGAATTAAATCGTCTAAGATTAGAAAGAAATCAATCTGAACCTGAAAAATGGCAGGAGTTTGAACCATTTATGTATCCTCATAAATTATCAGATAAATTAGAAGCATTGTTTGCACATCCTAAGTTGATTGAAGCAATGGAATTTTTAATGGAAGGAGATATAGTAGGAATGCAAACTTGGGCATATTTCAAACCAAAAGGTGAATTAGGACGTGACCAACATCAAAACGCATTCTATACAGGATGTGGACACAATGAAATTATCAATACAGCATTGGCATTAGATAATCACGACCCTGAAAACGGAGCAGTGTGGAACTACGAAGGTTCACATAGATTACCCGTTTTACCGGTTGAAGATAATGAAGAAAGAAAAGCAACAAATACTGCAAATTGGAGAAGTGAAAGAGGAATCAGTTGTGTAATGCCGGAAGGACATGATTTCCGTAAGGTAGAAGGTTATTTGAAAAAAGGACAAGTTGCTCTTTTACACTCTCATGTTGTACATGGTTCTGACCCTAATAGAGATACTACAAGAATGAGAAGAAACTTCTTAGGTGGTTATTTAAAGAAAGGTGCATACTTTAAACCAGGTAATCAAATGAAAAGAGAACCAATTGATATTTACGAATTAAGACAAAAACATTGGGGAGAATAAATTTTGTAATCTCAAATTTTTTTAGTATATTGGTAGGGTATGATGAATCTAATTGAAGATAAGTCTACCCTACTTTCTTTTTTGGGTGGAAATGTAAATATTGACCTTATAATTCCTGTGTGGAGTTCTCATAGAGCACATCCATTAGGAAGTCGTTTGTCTTTTGTATATTTTAGACAAATGAATGGTGAAGATGGTATAATCAATTTTAATCACATAGATGCAAAGAAGTTAGACAAATTCGACATATCCAAATTAGTCCATGTCAATACATTAGTTTTAGACAATAGGTATTTAAACACACAAGGATTGGATTATGAGTGGGTTTATTTTGAAGAGTATGGGAAACCATTTATCTTTAATGAGGTCGTAGAATCGGTTTATAGAGGGTATAGAAACGACTTTAAAGAGTTGAATGATTGTATACCTTTAATGAAGTGGTACGAAGTCTTAAAAACAATCCCAACAATTTCAGAAACAAAAGAATGGTATAGAAAATATACATCAGCAATCCAAACATTGGGAAGGTTGGAAGGGGCTGGGGTAAAAGTCGTTAGAGAAAAATTTATTGATAGTTTTAATTTCAACGAGCAATACATCCGTAAAGGTGGTATCGTTTACACACAATATAATCCATATACAATAACGGGCAGGCCATCCAATAGACACTTGGGGGTGAATTGGTCTGCATTAAATAAGTCGGATGGTACAAGGTCAATGATTGTTAGTCGTCACCCAAAAGGAACTCTGCTACAATTTGACTTTGAATCATATCATATCCGTTTGATTGGCAAGATGGTGGGATACCAGTTCCCAGAGGGGGTGACGGCCCACCAACACCTTGCGGAAATGTATGGAACGGATATAGAAACTGCAAAGAAAATAACCTTTACTTATTTGTATGGGGGATTAGACGACAATGCTCGTAACATTGAGTTCTTTCAAAAGGTAGATGAATATATTCAAAAATTATACCAATCGTTCGTCATTTCGGGAAAATTAACGACACTCTTATACAAAAGAGAAATACCTTTCCAACGAATCGAAGGTGTGACTGAACAAAAAGTATTCAACTATTTACTACAATCTTTAGAAACTGAAATCAATTATATGAAGATTGGTGAAGTGTTGGAGTTTTTGATGGGGAAAATGTCAAAAATGGTTTTATATACTTACGATGCCTTCCTTATAGACACCCATCCGGTGGAAAGAGACCAGATTATAAAATCCGTAACCGACATAATGGAGAGGGGTGGTTTTCCCGTTAAAATCGAAGAGGGTGAAAATTATGACGATTTGAATGTAATCTAATAAAAACTTATATTTATAATCGTAAAATTATATATAAATGAGATTAGTAGATTTAATGCCATTACAGGAAATTGACTTCCCAAATCAAAGAGCATTCGACCAGTATAATAAGATACACAAATTAAGACCGGATACGGAAGTAACGGTTGCAGGTAGAAAGACTACTGCAGGAAGAGCTGCATTGAATTCAAAAGATATAAAAGGAACATCTGTTTTTGGAAATGACGATAATAGTGATATTCATCCAAAATTGAGAGATTTATACAAACAACAATTTGGAGTAGAACCAGATGAACCAAAATCAGACGAAATCGAACCATTTGAAGGTGGTGATAGTGTTTTAAATAAAGTTCCACAATTATTACCGGTAGGAAGTGGATTCATACATAAAGAAACAGGTAATCAAATAATAGTTAAAGGATATCAGGATAATCATATGTTGGTTAGTTATGAAAAATATCCTAACAAAACATTAAGATGGCCATTAAAGCAGTTTTTAAAAATGACTGCAAATAAAGAATTACAATTTCATCCAAAAAGTAAATAAAAATGAATTTCGAAGAAATTTTATTAGAATTAAGTTATAGAGTGCCTGAAGGTATTGTGAATTTGACAAAAGAAAGTCATATAAATACATTAGTCGAAATACTAAAAGAAAATGGTGTAGATAATGCAAATGAAGTTGCACAAAAAGCTAGGGTATATTTTTCATATATAAGTGAAGTGTCTTTAAATGAGGCACCTAAATTAGATGCAGGATTACAAGCTGCGATTGAATTTTACAAAGGTAAGAAGTATAAAAACAACAAAGGAACAGAGGTAACATTTTCTACTGCAATTCAGTATGGATATAATGGTAATGAAAATGATAAAGCACATATTGCTGCAATGGCAGATTTTGAAGCATTCTTAAATGCAAACAAAGGTAAGTATGGTGATATGGAAACTGCAAAACAGCCGGAAGAAGAACCAGAACAACCAACTAATGCATTTGGTGTTAAAGGTCCTGGTGCAAAAGTATTCCCTGACAAGCCTGTTAAAGAGAAACCAGCTAAACCTAAAAAAGAAAAACCATTACCGGCTTCATCTGATATGGAAGATGGTGAGTCTGATAATATTTCTACTACTAACCCATATGTAAAACCTGGTCAAAAGGTAACTGACCCTAAAAAGGTTAAAGAATTAATGCAAAAAGATACTGATAAAGTAATCAAAGCATTGAGTAAAACTAAATCACAAGAACTTGCAGATAAAGAAAGAGCAAAAAAATCTGGAGTAAAATTGGGAGTAGGTGCAGGAACTGCTGCAAGTAGAGCTGGAGAATGTGCAGTTGTATATGGTGGTAAGAAATTAACCGAAATGATTAACAAAGGAGTTTCTTTTGATAAAGCGATTGGTGAAATAGAAAAAGATTTAAGAAAAATTGCTGGTAAATCAGATACTTTATTAGACGATGCATGGGTAGACTCTGCAGTTAGCACTCTTTCATATATTCAACAAAATATCAATTTCAAAAATATTAAAGAATTTACCTGGGATACCGATGAAGGTAGAGCTGTTGTAGGTAGTGAAGGACATGGAACATCATCGGATTGTTTCATGCAATTGAAAGATGGTAGTAGATTGGGATTGTCTTTGAAAAAAGATTTGAGTGTATTTGTATTTAGTGGTGGTATGGGTGATATGATGAACGATTTGGCATCAAAAGGTATGCAAAACCTACCTACATTAAATGATTATAAGGATAGAAGAACTCAGGAATTAAGCAAATTGACAAAATTAGCAACGAATTCAAAAACAATAGAGGATTTCCAACAAGATTTTAACGATTTGAAGAAAAATCCAGAAGGTAGATTTGGTGCAAAAGGATTATCAAATAGATTACAAAGTATAGAAAAACTTACAGGAAAACCATTATCAAAACTTACATTTGGAGAATTTGCAGAAAGTATATTATCGGATGTAACAAAAGGTGATAATATTAAAATTTTGGCAGATATGGCCAAAACTTCATCTAATCCAAAAATAAAAGAAATTTATAAAAATGTAAGAGGATTGGATAAGGAAATGACTTTTGCTATTAAAGAACAATTTACTAACCCTGCAAATAAACATGTAGTTGATGAAATTGTTAGAAAAGAAACACATATTGACGATATTCTTTTCCCAGAAAATAAACATTTGGATAGATTAATGGTTGTATATGGTGAAGAACCTGCAATTGAAATGAAAAAAGAAAACTTAGTTAGTTTGTTGGGTATAGATAAGGAAATGGCAATGTATGAAAATGAAAAAGACCCTGCAAAAAAGGCTAAATTAAAAGACCAATTAAACGATAAGATTAACTCACAAATTAAAGTTACCGATAAAGGTGGTGTAATGTCTGTTGGTATTGATATTGGTGGTGGTAGTATTATTCCAATTTTCGAAGCTAGAGTTAGAACAAGAGGTATTGGTTCTGCACCTACATTTGAAATGCCACAATCTCGTTTTGGTGGATTGGCATTTAAGAATGGTACAACTGATTTCAAAAAATGGAAAGACCCAAATGATAGAATTGATGTTGTAACTTCTATGAGTAAAGAATTGTTAAATGATTTTGAAGATTTGGATATGTCGGACAAACAAACTAGATTGGAGGTTATAGATAGAATTAAGAGATTGAATGAAATTTTACCTGAAGGTGCAAAGAATAAAGCATTAACACAGGTAGCATTAAAAGCTAAAGAATACAAATTATCATAATGAATACACAACTACTTTGCCTTTTTACGACAAAGGAAGAATTGGATAAATCCATAGACTTTATAATGGAAAACTATACATTAGTTAATCCAAATGTATTCGTATTAGAAAATAAATCTAAAGTTGAAGAATGTTATATAACTTTTAATGTTGAGAAAGGCTCAGTAGCAATTCCGTCTGACTGGAAAACTATATTAGTACATAGAAAAAAACAATCAAACTCAATATACACTATTAACGCTTTAAACGAAGTAGTTAAGTCAAAAACGGGTGGTATGTTGGACAATTCTTATATGATTGATTGGGAAGAATTTAGAAATTGTATCTTAACAACATCTAACACAGGATACAAAAAAATACCTACAAAAGTATTTAAAACAATTCAGATAAACAAAACAGAAGAAAATTTGGAATATTAAAATATTTTTCTTATATTAGACAAATGTCAGTAAGAAAAAAATATACTCCAATTGAAATCACTGCAAACGACCCTGCAGATATTTTTGAAACACATAGAAAAGAAATATCAAAAGGAATAGTCGATGCAATTGCATATGGACTTACTAACAAAAAGAAAAGAATTGATTTTGCAAAAGTCCTAATCAAAGAAATTATAGTAATTACACTATCTATTGATAGAAGAGAATTTTCAGACCTTTTAGAAGAACAATTACCTGTCCTTATTGATTTTGAGGAGTATGAATCATGTGCATTAATTATGAAATTACAAGATAAGTTAAATAAACAAAAAGTATAGTTATGGAAAAATTAGAACTTTACGAAACCTGTATTATGTGTGGAAAAGAAACCACTACATTAAAAACAACTCATGTCGATTTTAGATACGGATATGTGGAAGGTGCAGGACAAATGTGTAGAGAATGTTATTTAGGTGAAAATAGAAACCTTATAACAATTGAAGGAAGAACAATTTTAGACACTCCAAATGATAATGAATTGGGTGCAAAAGTTAGACAAATGTATTGGGATAGTAAAAAATAAATTATGAATAATAGAGTAGAATTATTGGGTTATTATGGTAGTGATTTAACACATGCACAATCGGCATGGACATCTACCAGTAGAGATTTAACACCGGAAAAAATGGATAGAATTCCAAAGTTGTTAAATATGTTGGCAAGTGAAGGACATGAAACTCCATTTGAAAAATCATCTTTTCATTTTTTAGTGACCGTTGACCAAGCAACACATATTCATTTGTTGAAACATAGAATTGGTGTAAGTATAAATGGTGAGAGTGCAAGATATAAAGAGTTAAAAGAGGACAAAAATTATATCCCATTTGATTGGTCAGAAGATTGGAAGGGTCGTTTAGACACTTATACACAAATGGGAAATGCATTATATCATCAAGCTTTAGAAGATTTGACACCTGTATTGGGTAGAAAGAGAGCAAAAGAGAGTGCAAGATTTTTTAAAACATTTAATTCACAAATTGATATGGATGTTATGTTTAATTTCAGGTCATTTGTTCATTTTCAAAGATTAAGAAATAGTGAACATGCTCAAGTAGAAGTTAGAGCATTGGCACAAAGAATGTTAGAATTAGTACAAACCATAGATGGAGCTCCATTTAAACATACATTGGAAGCATTTGGATTAAATACAATAAAAGCACCTAAATAGTTATGGCACCAAAAGATAAAGCAGAATTCCATATTGGAGATGGAAAACATTTGACTGTAAAAACATCAACGGTTGTTCAAATGAATGACCAATTGAAATTAATGACCGGAGAAGGTAAGGGTATTACATTGGATATAGAAATTAAAGCAGACTTTGATAAAATTCCACCGGCATATCATCAGATGTTTATGCAAATGATGCAAATAAGATATGGCAGTATTGTAAATATATGGGATAATACACAACCATTTTCTAAACCTGAAATTAAAAAGAAATGGTACCAATTTTGGAAAAGATAAAATTTAAAATATGTTAAGAAAATTACTAATAGAATTAGGAATATTAAATGAAAAAAATGAATATGAATATGGATGTGTAATGTTATATTCAGATTTCCCATCGGAAATTATAAAACTACAAGATGCTATAAATCCAAATGATTTATACACCGCATCCGATAATGGGGGATATGGATTAGAAACTGAGGCACATTGTACTCTATTATATGGATTACATGATGATGTAAAATTGGATGAAGTAAAGAATATAATAGATGGATGTAAATTTGGTGACCTAAGAGCAACAGGTCCTAGTTTATTTGAAAATGAAAAATTTGATGTATTAAAGTATGATGTTACATATCCAACACGCGGGGGAGCTTTTTTACACAAATGTAATAAACAATTGGCAACTTTACCTAATACTCAAACATTTCCGGATTACCACCCACATATGACAATTGCTTATTTGAAACCTGGTATGGGACAAAAATATGTAGAAATGTTTAAGAAATATAAAATGGATAAATTTGATATTAAACCTAACTATGTAGTATATTCGGAGTCAAATGGTATTAAAACAAAAATAAAAATTTAAATTATGTTTGGATTCGGAAAATATTCGGCACAGATATTAACACCACCACCAATATCAAAAATAAAAGATATGAAAAAAATAAAACCACTAACGGAAGGTAGAGTAAAATCACAAATAAAAACATACACAGGTGAAGAACCTAAAACACAGGCACCACCTCCACCAAAACCACCGACAGTATATGGTGGTTACCCAAAAAGTGCAGTTAAATTAAAACCAACTGAGAAAGAAATTTTAAGAGATACTATGAAACAATTAGAAAATAAAAAAGAATTATTTCCAAAATCTAACCAAAGAGCAAAAGATATGTTAGAAAATTCTAATATAAAAGAAATGGTAAATGGCCCTCAACATTATGGCGGAGTAGATAATCCATACGAAGTTATTAAGGTATGTGAAGCTTGGGAATTAGACAAAGATGCTTACTTATTCAATGTGGTAAAATATGTTGCCAGAGCTGGTAAAAAAGACCCTAAAAAGGAATTAGAAGATTTAAAGAAAGCAGTGTTTTATTTGGAAAGAAAAATAAAAAACTTAGAAAAATGAAAATAATTAAATCCGAAAAATTATTAGAATTATTAGAGGGAATTGGAGTTGTTATGCGTATAATGGCTTTTGGAATGTTGTCAATAATGGGTAAAGATACACCATTTTTATGGATGTGGATTTGGAATACTATTGATGCATTAATTTTAACATATTGTGCTTGGGAAAGAGATAATAGACCATATATTTTATTAAACACATTTTGGTTAATAGTCGGTGTTATTGGAATCTATAATTCTCTATAAATAGATTTGGTAATTCAGGAAATTTTCCGTATATTTACTATGTAAAAGTTCAAAAAGGTTATATTTATCTATATAGGATATAGCTATAAAACCTTAAACTTAAAACAAATTTTTAAACCTTAAAACTTAACAAAAATGGACATTAAATTGGCCTTGTCGAGATTTAATTCTCTACAAAACAACACAAAAAAGTCTGACTCAATTTGGAAGCCAGCACCAGGTAAATCACAAATCAGAATCGTTCCTTACAAATTTAATAAGGATTTACCATTCATCGAACTTTATTTCCATTACAACATCAACAACAAGACTTACTTGTCTCCAATGTCATTTGGTAGACCTGACCCTATTGTTGAATTCGCTGAAAAATTAAAAAGAACAGGTGATACTGACGATTGGAAAGCAGGTAAGAAAATGGAACCAAAATTAAGAACTTTCGTACCAGTTATCGTAAGAGGTAAAGAATCCGAAGGTGTTAAATTCTGGGGATTCGGTAAGACGGTTTACCAAGACATTTTAGGATATATCGCTGATCCTGATTACGGTGATATTACAGACCCATTAACAGGTAGAGATATCGTATTGGATGTAACTTCAGCAGAAGAATCGAATGCAGCATATCCAACAACCGCAATTAGAATCAAACCTGCCCAAACAAAATTGGCAGAAACTGCAGAACAAATCGAACAATTGTTAGATGGACAAAAAGAAATTACTGAATTATATTCGGAGTTATCATACGCTGAATTAAAATCAGTATTAGAAAATTGGTTAAATCCATCAGCTGGTAGTAGTGATGAAATTGTTGAGGAATTGGAAGCACCAAAACCAAAAACACAACCAGTTGCACAAAAACAACCATCTGCAGACATGGGTGGAACAACTGAATTGACTGGTGAAATTGGTGACTTACCTTGGGAAAAGGAAGAAGCTGCAAAACCAAAAGTTAAAGATGATGTAGCATCTGCATTTGACGATTTATTCAATAATTAAAATTAGGTTACAATGGCCAAAAGAGAAGAGGACTTAGCAAGTATACTTGCAGACTCATTAAACAAACAAAATAAGGATGGTAGAATTGCATACTTCCTAACCGATGGTGGTGGTGATGCCCCTACCAACGTGAAAGATTGGTTATCTACGGGTAATGCACTTTTAGATGTAGCAATATCGAACAGACCTTATGGTGGTTTACCTGTTGGCCGTATAACAGAGATTACGGGTTTAGAGCAAAGTGGAAAATCTTTGCTCTCCGCCCATCTGTTAGCTGAAACACAAAAGAAAGGTGGAGTAGCCGTATTGATTGATACCGAAACTGCTGTTAATAGAGAGTTTTTGGAAGCAATTGGTGTTGATATTTCAAAGTTATTATATGTTTCAGTAGATACGGTTGAAGGTATTTTTGAAGCTTGTGAAACTATCATTGAGAAAATTAGAACTTCCGATAAAAATAGATTAGTGACAATTGTGGTTGACTCAGTTGCAGCTGCATCTACTAAAAAAGAATTAGAAGCTGATTACGATAAAGATGGTTACGCTACTGATAAAGCAATCATCATTTCCAAAGCAATGCGTAAGATTACGAATATGATTGGTAGACAAAACATTTGTTTAGTGTTTACTAACCAACTTCGTCAAAAAATGAACGCAATGGCATTTAGTGACCCTTGGACTACATCCGGTGGTAAAGCATTAGCATTCCACGCATCAGTAAGACTGAGATTAAAGTCTATGGGACAATTAAAAGTGGGTGATAGAATTGTTGGTATCAAAGTAAGAGCACAGGTTATTAAAAACCGATTAGGCCCACCATTAAGACACGCAGATTTCAGTATCTTCTTTGATAGAGGTATTGATAACTTTGGAAGTTGGTTAAGTGTAATGAAAGATAACAAATTGGTAAAACAAGGTGGTGCATGGTATGAATATATCGACACCGACACCGGTGAAGTTATGAAATTCCAATCAAAGGATTTCCCACAATTACTAATAAACGAAGATTTAAAAGACCAAATTTATCGTAAGATATGTGAGGTTTGTATTTTACAATATAAAAGTTCCGCTTCAGAGGAAGTTGATGAAACAACGGATGTAGCAAATGAGTCAGATTAATAAAAAGTATTTAGATATACTAAAACAAATAGATGAAGAACATAAGGGTGCGGGTGACTTGCATAGAAACTCAAAAACCTTAGTAATAGATGGATTAAATACATTTATTCGTTCTTGGTCAACAGCACCTAATCTTAACGATAATGGTGACCATATTGGAGGAATAGTCGGTACATTAAAAAGTATCGGCTATGCCATCCGTACAATTAACCCCACAAGAGTTGTCGTTGTATTTGACGGCAAAGGTGGTTCACAAAGTAGAAAAGACATATACTCAGGTTACAAATCGGAGAGAGGTAAGAATAAAATCAAAATGAGATTGAATCGTGCCGCAACTATTGAAATGAATCCTGAAGAAGAAAGTGCATCGATGAAACGCCAAATGCAAGGTTTGGGTGAATTACTTTCTGCATTACCTGTTACCATTATGATTTATGATGGTGTTGAGGCAGATGATGTTATGGCATACATTGCAACAACTTTAAAACAAGAAAACGAAAAGGTTGTTATTATGTCTACCGATAAAGATTTCTTACAATTGGTAAATAAAGATGTGAGTGTATATTCACCATCTAAGAAAAAGATTTATAACATTGATGAAGTGGTAGAAGAGTTTGGTATTCATCCACACAATTTTATCAATTTCAGAATGATTGATGGTGATAAGTCGGACAATGTAGAAGGTATTAGTGGATTGGGTATTAAATCAATTATCAAAGCATTCCCGATGTTATCTGAAGGTGAGTTGTGTGATACTGAAAGTATGGTTGAATATGCAGAATCTTTACCTAAAAAATCTAAAGCACACGAATTATTCTTAAATAATTTGGCAATATTAGAAAGAAATCGTAAATTGATGCAGTTATCGGAACCAACATTTAGTGGAAATTTAAGAATGAAAATCTTAGATAGATACAATGAGCCAACTACAAAATTCGACAAACAAACTTTTTTAAAGTATGGTTTGAAACATAAAATGTTAGAAGGGTTTCCAAATGTATTGGATTGGTTACAATCGACATTTTCACATATTAGTAAATTTTAAAAATAAAAAGTTATGGCAAAAACAACAGACAAATTAGCAAAACCATTAGGAGATAGAGTCCTATTGAGTCAATTAGAAGAAGTAGCATCTAAAACTGCCGGTGGTATCATTATCCCGGATAGTGCAAAATCGGAAGATGTAAAAAGAGCAAAAGTAGAAGCAGTTGGAGATGGGTTATATACTCAATCTGGTGTCGCAATTCCAATGACAGTAAAAGTAGGTGATGAAGTAATTCTTCCACCATATCACCAGGGAGTGGAAATTAAAGTAGGTGGAAACAAATATCTACTATTAAGAGAATCAGAATTATTAATGGTTATTAGATAAACAAAAAACATGGAGGTAAACTATGAAGTGTATTAAATGTATTAAAGAAGCAAAATCCTATACAGTAGGTGAAATTCGTAGAGTTAAAGATAACGAAGCGGAAGAAAGAGTAAATAATGGTTATTGGAAGTATATTACCAAAACCGAATGGAGAGCAAGTAAAGGAATCGTAAAAGAACAAGTTAAAACTGAAGCATAATGCAAGAATTAGATACACTAGTCAAATATGGCCAATCGTATCAATCTAAAGTTGTTGCTTCTCTTATAACGGATGTAAAATTCTTAGAACAAGTAAGTGAAATTACTAAACCTATATTTTTTGAATCACAAGCAAACCAATGGATTGTAAAAGAAACACAAACTTATTTTGATGAGTTTCGTTCAGTTCCTACTATGGAAGTGTTTAAGATTAAGGTTGGTGAAATTGAAGATAAAGGATTAAAACAAACGGTAGTTGAACAATTAAAGAATGTTTATTTACAAGTTGGTGCAGAAGATATACCATATGTAAAGAAAGAATATCTTACATTTGCAAAGAATCAGAAAGTTAAAGAGGCTCTATTCAAATCGGTAGACTTATTAAAGAACGGACAATACGACCAGATTATAGATACGATGATGAAAGCATCCAAAGTGGGTGTTGAGTCGGATTTAGGTTTGGATTATATTGAAAACTTTGAGTCTATTTTAGAAGATGTTAAAAGAGATTCCACACCAACGGGATGGGATGTTATTGACGAACTAATGGATGGTGGTTTAGGACCCGGTGAGTTAGGAGTAGTTATGGCACCTTCTGGTATCGGTAAAAGCTGGTTCTTATCTAAAATTGCATGTTCCGCATTACAAAGAGGTATTGATGTATTACATTATACTTTGGAATTATCCGAAAGTTATGTGGGCCAAAGATATACTACAATTCTTACCAATATTGCAACTGCAGACCAAAAAGATAAAAAGGAAGAAATCATTCGTAAAATCAAACAGGTTCCAGGCAGAGTTCGTATTAAATATTATCCACCACAATTTGCATCTGCAAAAACTCTTTCAGCACATATTGAAAAAGTAAAACAAACCGGTTTCAATCCAAAGCTTATTGTGATTGACTATGCTGACTTATTAAAAAGTGGTAATGGTGCAAGAGATGGGTTGTATGCAGAGTTGGGTGGTATCTATGAGGAATTGAGAGGTTTGAGTGGTGAACATAAAATTCCAGTATGGACTGCAACACAGACAAATAGAGCCGCAATAGACCACGAAGTTATTCAAGCGGATAGTGTGGGTGACTCTTATAAGAAAGTCCAAACTGCAGACTTTATAATGTCAGTAAGTAGGAAAACAAAAGATAAGTTATCTAACACAGGTCGTATTCATATCGTAAAGAATAGATTTGGACCAGATGGCATGACTTTTCCTGCAAAAATTGACACATTCACAGGTACTATGGATGTATATGCGGCAAATTCAGTTGATGGTATTGGTGCAACTAAAGATAGTAAGAATGGTGAAGGATTGGAGAAAAAACTCTTACATAAGAAGTATGTAGAGAATATGGGATAAGTATTAAAAAAATAAAAAAAGTGTTAATAAATATTTTTCAAAAAAACCTAAAATTAACTAAAGAAATCGGGGTATAATACTGCTAGACCAGATATATATCTTTACATTTCTCACTTTTTAGAGAAAAATATTTATTAACAAAAATTAAAAAATTTACAAAACAATGGACATTTCAAACAAAATCTTATCTGAAATTACGGTTTATATGAAGTACGCAAAGTACCAACCGGAATTACAAAGAAGAGAGACATGGGAAGAGTTGGTTACGAGAAATATGGAAATGCATATTAAAAAGTATCCACAATTAGAACAAGAGATTAGAGATAACTACAAATTTGTGTATGATAAAAAATGTTTACCATCTATGCGTTCAATGCAGTTCGCAGGTAAACCAATTGAAATGTCACCAAATAGAATATACAATTGTGCATTTGCACCTATTGACGATTGGAGAGTATTCTCAGAAATTATGTTCCTTTTATTAGGAGGAACTGGTGTTGGTTATTCAGTGCAAAAACATCATGTAGATGCATTACCTGAAATTAGAAAACCAAATGCAGATAAGACAAGAAGATTTTTAATCGGAGATTCTATCGAAGGATGGGCAGATTCAATTTCAGTATTAGTAAAAGCTTATTTCTTCGGAGGTTCAAAACCAGTATTTGACTTTAGAGATATTAGACAAAAAGGAGCAAGATTGATTACATCAGGTGGTAAAGCACCAGGCCCTCAACCATTAAAAGAGTGTTTAATCAAATTAGAAGGTATATTGGATTCTAAAAAAGATGGTGATAAATTGACTCCAATCGAAGTACATGATATGGTTTGTCATATTGCAGATGCAGTATTGGCAGGTGGTATTAGAAGAGCTGCATTGATTTCTTTGTTCTCTGCAAATGACGAACAAATGATTAGTTGTAAGAGTGGTGCTTGGTGGGAAACAAATCCACAAAGAGGTAGAGCAAATAACTCAGCAGTATTGATGCGTCACAAAATTACAAAGGAATACTTTTTAGACCTTTGGAAAAGAATTGAAGCAAGTGGAGCAGGTGAACCTGGTATCTACTTATCAAACGACAAAGATTGGGGAACTAATCCATGTTGTGAGATTGCATTAAGACCTTTCCAATTCTGTAACTTATGTGAGGTTAATGTGAGTGATGTAGTTGACCAGGATGATTTAAATGCAAGAGTAAAAGCAGCATCATTCATCGGAACATTACAAGCTGGTTATACCGATTTCCATTACCTAAGACCAATCTGGCAAAGAACAACTGAAAAAGATGCATTGATTGGTGTATCTATGACAGGTATCGGAAGTGGTGCAGTTTTGAAGATGAATATGAAAGAAGCAGCAAAAGTTGTTAAAGAAGAAAACAAAAGAGTTGCTGATATCTTAGGTATCAACCATTCAGCAAGAACTACAACTGTTAAACCTGCAGGAACAACTTCATTAACTTTGGGTACTTCATCTGGTATTCACGCTTGGCACAATGATTACTATATTCGTAGAGTAAGAGTGGGTAAGAATGAAGCAATCTATTCACATTTGGCTTTACATCATCCGGAGTTAATCGAAGATGAATACTTTAGACCACACGATACTGCAGTAATTGGTATTCCACAAAAGGCACCAAAGGACGCAATCTTTAGAACTGAATCACCAATTCAATTATTGGAGAGAGTTAAAAGAGTTCATGGTGAATGGATTAAACCAGGTCATAGAACAGGAAACAACACACATAATGTATCTGCAACAATCTCAATTAGAGAACATGAATGGGATGCAGTTGGTGAGTGGATGTGGGAGAATAAGGAATACTACAACGGACTTTCAGTATTACCTTATGATGGTGGAACTTATATCCAAGCTCCTTTCGAAGATTGTACAAAAGAAAAATACGAAGAGTTGATGAAAACTTTGACAGAAGTAGACTTGAGTAAAGTTATCGAAGTTGAAGATAATACAGACTTAATGGGTGAAGCAGCTTGTGCAGGAGGTGCTTGTGAAGTTAAATAAAGATGATAAAACATTATATTATTTGGAAAATGGTAAAGTGGTGTTCACTCCTCAGTATCACCTTAAACGAGGTGATTGCTGTGGGAGTGGGTGCCGCCATTGTCCATTTGAACCTAAATATGTAAAGGGAACAACTAACATTAAAAAACAACAATATGAGTGAGAACAAGATTGACACAGGTAAAGTAGCAAAAAAGTTGCATAAGTTACAAAAGAAACTCAATAGAGTAAATGAAAATGAAAGTTGGTTGAAAAGAAAAATTAAAGAGATTAGAGAACATAAACTAATCCAAATGTTAAAAACTAAAAAATCAAAAAAATATGGTAACGGTTAAAAAATTCTCAGCAGTATGGTGTGGCCCTTGTAGAGCTTTATCACCTGTAATGAATGAAATCAAAGGTAATTTTTCAAATGTAAAGTTTGAAGAATATGATATAGACGAATATAGTGAGATAACTGAACAATATGGAGTTCGTTCAGTTCCAACGGTAATCATTGAAAAAGACGGAATAGAATTACAAAGATTTACAGGATTGTCATCAAAAATTGCATATGTAAACGCAATCAACGAAGCGGTAAAATAAATTTGGTATTGTGAAAAAAATTGGTTATATTAGACTCATGTTAAAAGGAGAAGCACATCCAATGCACAAATTGACTGAAACTCAGGTGCAGACGATAAGAGATTTATGGAAAGTAGGGCATCGTAATATCAAAGTATTGGCGAGAAATCACGGTGTATCTCCTGCAAACATTAAGAAAATAGTTACAAACGAAACGTGGAAACACATGGTTAAGTGGCCCTATGAAAGTACAAGATAAGTTATATTGTGATACGAGTAGAGTATCGGTTAGAGAGATTAGTTCCTCAGTAGCAAAAGAAATCATAGTTAAAAAACACTATACACATGCATGGACTGCATGTAGATATTCTTTAGGTATATTTTATAGAACCGATGAAGTAAATGCATTGGGTGATAATGAAAAACTTATCGGATGTTTGGTTTACGGATTTCCAGTAGGTGCAAGAGCTGCAAATTCAGTTTCAGATTCAATTACAAAAGATAATATTTTAGAACTTACCCGTCTCTATTGTGATGATGGGTATGGTTCTAATATTGAAAGTTATGCATTAGGACAATCATTCAAATGGTTTAGAGAAAACGATAAGGCAATAAAGATTTTAATATCTTATGCAGATAACGGACAAGAACATTTGGGTGGTATTTATCAGGCAACAAACTGGATTTATCAAGGAATGAATACCGATATTGCATTGATGCCAAACTACGGAATATCATTATCAAATGACCCTTACAAATGGATACATAGTAGAACTGTGTTTTCAATGTGGGGTAGTGGTAATTTAGAACATCTTAGAAGAGAAATTGGTAAGCAAGGATACAAAGAGTTTTGGAGAAGAGAAGAACCACCAAAACATAGATACATACAGGTATTGGGTGCAGACAAAAAAGAAAAAAGAGAATTACTTAAAACTCTTAAACACGACCCAAAGTCATATCCAAAAGATACAAGAGATTTCAATAAAGAAATTGAACACTACACTACAATTGCACCTGAAACAGATATAAAAACAAAATTTTGGTAATATGAAAAAAAGAAAACCAAATAATTACTGGACATATGAAAAATGTAAAGAAGAAGCATTAAAATACACAAAAAGAGGTGAATTTATTAAAAATAGTTTTCCAACATATAATAGAATTATGATAAATAAATGGTATGAATTATTAAACCATTTAACATCCCCACAGAGAGCTAAAAATTTCTATACATATGATAATTGTAAAAAAATATCATTACAATTTAATAAAATATGTGAATTTGATAAAAAAGAAGGTTATGCTTATAGACAAATATTAAAAAATAAATGGTATGATTTACTCTCTCATATGGAATATAAAAGTGTAAATACTAAACGACACATTTATGCCTTTGAATTTCCTGATAAAAATGTATATGTAGGATTAACCTATAATATAAATAAAAGAAAATTATCACATATTACCGATGAAAATTCTAGTGTTTTTAAATATTATAATAGCAATTATACTTTTAAAATTCTAACAAAAGAACCAGTTTGTATAAAAGAAGCTGGAAAAATTGAAGAAATGGAAATAGAAAAATACAAAACAAAAGGGTGGAAAATTATAAATAAAGTAAGAGCAGGTGGATTGGGTGGAACAGAAATAAAATATACATACAATAAATGTAAAAAAATAACTCAACAATTTAATTTAATGTCCGAATTATATAAAAATTATCCACAATCTTTTAGAACAACTTTAAAACAAAAAGGTTGGTGGGATGAGTTAACATCACATATTTTTGAAGATAGAAA